CGGTCTTCAAAGGTGACAAAGGTTCTATCGTCCGCCTTGAACGTCTTGCGGTTCTTGAGCATGTGGCTTGGGAGCGTGAAGAGTACGACGATGGTGTTGACCGCTTCTAAGTAGAAGCCACAAATGGAGAACGACATGCTGACTGTATCTATAGTGGATGTGGTGAATTTTACCATGCTGGTTGTACTGCTAGTTATGGCATGGAACCAGAAAAGGTTGTCGGACAAGGTTGATGAACTGGATATTGCCCATCAAGGGCTTGAAACCTTCGTCATAGAACTGCTGAATAATCTAAGCAAAGGGCATGACGATAATGAAAGGTGATATCCAAGTTTTCTGCGACGGTGTCATGGGCAATGACCTAACTGTAGTAAATGCTGCCCGCGTGTCGTTCTCCAAACATAAGGTAGAGATGGACCTTGGTGATGAGGCGCTAATTGCTTACTTAGCCTCTAATAAGCACATCAGCCCCTTTGGCCACTGCTTTGCATCTTTCACCGTCAAGGCTCCAATCTTTGTGGCCCGACAACTGGTGAAGCATAAGTTCCTTAGATGGAACGAGGTGTCACGACGATATGTAAGTAGTGACCCAGAGTTCTACGATCCAGAGTGGAGGGAGGCCACTAAAGACAAGAAGCAAGGAAGTGGCGCAGCGCATGCAGGTTGGGAAGGGTTTGACAAGCACTACGGCTACTTGATGAATGACTGTGTCAGGCTCTACAAACACCTGCTGAAGAACGGTGTGTGTGAAGAACAAGCCCGGACGGTGCTTCCCCTGTCTACCATGACAGAATGGCGATGGTCTGGTTCTCTGGATGCCTTCGCTGCTATGTGTAAGCTACGGTGCGCTCCTGATGCACAGGCAGAAACCCGTATTGTAGCTAACCAGATATCTGAAATAATGGGACGTAATTTTCCCGTGTCCTGGAAGGAGTTGATGAATGTCTGATCTAGTTAACAAACCCCCTCACTACAACAATGGCAACATTGAGTGTATTGACTACCTAAAGGATAACATGACCACAGAGGCTTTCAAAGGTTATCTGGAAGGTTGCACCAAGAAGTACCTGCACCGTTGGCAGTACAAGGGCAACCCCCAGCAAGACCTTAGCAAGGCCAGATGGTATCTGGACAGGCTGATCTTGGAAACGGAGGCCTAAAATGCTTCTTGTGGATGGGGACATAGTTGTCTACCGCGCTGCTTGTGGTAGGGATGTAGAAACTTTGGAGGATGCGTATGACCTGTGTGATGATCTCATGGAAAGGATCATCCACGACAACACCTTTGATGGTTTCGGACCTTACAAGGTTTTCCTAACTGGCAAGGGCAACTACCGCCATGACTATGCGGATGACTACAAGGCACATAGGCCACAGGAAAAGCCCGAGTTTTTGTCTGGTGTTAGGGACTACCTATCTTCTGACAATGGGTATGGTGCCGTTGTTTCAGAGGGGGAGGAGGCTGACGACCTTTTGGGTATTTACGCAACCCAGCTTGGACCTGACACTGTGATCGCTTCTGTTGACAAAGACCTGCTACAAATACCTTGTCAGCACTATAACATCACCAAGGGTTCTTTCACTGTGGTGGATGAGTTCACTGGGCTTTACAACTTCTACACCCAAATCCTTACCGGGGACAGGGCAGACAACATCAAAGGCCTGTGGCAAGTTGGCCCCAAGAAGGCAGAGAAGATGCTGGAAGGGGCTACCACAGAGATGGAGTTGTACAACAGGGTGCTGGATGCGTATGAGGGTGATGTAGAAGCTGTCACCAAGAATGGCATCCTATTGTGGATACGGCGAAAGGAAGGTGAGATATGGCAACCACCAGACGCTCGGTAAGAAGTGTCTCTAAAATGCCAGCGAGCAAGCCTAGGTTCTCCGTAAGGAAGTCTGCTAGGGACGCAGGATACAGGTCTGGGCTTGAACATGACAACGCCAAGTTTCTTAGGTCACATGGCGTGAAGTTTGAGTATGAAAGCCTGAAGATATCCTACCTAACAAGTCCAAAAGTCTACAGGCCGGATTTTGTACTAAAGAATGGAATCATCGTGGAAACAAAAGGGCGCTTCCTGAGTAGGGATAGGGTGAAGCACTTGCTGGTGAAGGAACAACACCCAGAACTAGACGTGAGGTTTGTGTTCAGTAATGCAAACTCTAAGCTGAACAAAACGTCAAACACAACTTATGCACTGTGGTGCGATCAACATGGTTTCAAGTGGGCAGAAGGTTTGATCCCACTAGACTGGACCGAGGAGTAGGATGATGAAGGTTTTGTTGGAACTGGGTAAGGCCAAGCAATCTAAGGGTTACTACCTAGCCCCCGGTGTGGTGCAAGAGGGCGAACAGAAATATGAGGAGTTGATTGAGTATGAGTGCCTAGAGGATTATGTGGACGATCTGTATCACTTGTATGCGGAGGGTGAGCTAGAGATTGATGACGACTGTGACCTACTCCTTGATTGGGATGAGGAAATAGACTATGAGCTTTGACAAAACAGTCGTAGTTCTAACCTGTTCCCATGCCTCACCAGACATCAGTAACGAGAGGTTCACTTGGTTGTCTCGCTTCCTCTACGACCTGAAGCCTGATTATGTAGTTGACCTGGGTGATGGGGCCGACATGAAGTCACTCAATAGCTACGACACAAGGAAGCCAGAGGCCATCGTCACTCAAAACTACGAAAAGGATATCAACTGCTATAACGACGCCCAAGAAAGGATACGCCACGAGTTTACGAAGAACAAGCGCAAGAGGCCCGCCTTTTTTGGGTTCGAGGGTAACCATGAGAATCGCATCAAGACTGCCATAGCTTATGACCCAAGGCTGGAAGGGGAGAAATATGGGATATCGTTCAAACACCTCAACACCAACAAGTGGTTCGATGAGTATCACCCATATAAACACGGTGCTCCATGTATTCACCAATATGATGGCGTCGATTATGCTCATTTTGTTGGTGCTGGTAACTATGGTCGTCCTATCTCTGGCGTTCATCACGCTTTTGGACTTATCCAAGCCCGCTACGTTAGCACTACTGTTGGTCACAGCCACAAGCGTAGCGTATATTTTAAGGATGGTGCTAACGCGATTGGCCTTGTCGCTGGCTGCTATAAGGGAGGCGCAGAAGAGTGGGCAGGCCAAGCAAACGGAGAGTGGTGGAAAGGTGTGGTAATAAAAAGGGGTGTTGACAATGGTATGTATGAACCCCAGTTTGTAAGCCTAGCCACCATCAAGAAGCACTACGGAGACAAGAAATGACATATGAACTACCACACCAAGGTAAGGTGGAAGACTTCCTCTACCTTAGCATGCAGTCCCCTGATGCAAAACTGTACTCTGACCTAGTCTGCGAAGAGTTCCAGGAGTGGATGGAGGCAGGGTTTAATGACCCAGAAGCTGAACTGAAAGAGATGGCTGACCTTGTGTATGTCCTGTATGGGTACGCCATTGCCAGAGGGTACGACCTAGACAAGGCGTTCTCACTTGTCCACGAAAACAACCTCTCTCGAATGCGTCAGGATGATGGAACAATCAAGCGCAGAGAAGATGGTAAGATCATCAAGAACCCTAGCGCACCCAAGGTTGACTTGAGTGGCTGCATCAATAAGTAAGGGGAAACTATGGACGACTACCAAAAATTTGAAGCAAGAAACCCGTGTAGGTACTATGTGTACCTACATGTGGACCCAGATGTCGAAGCTGAATACGAAGACCACACCATTAGTAATCAGGTGATCTATGTTGGCATGGGTCAAGGGGCTAGAGCGTGGACTTTTGGAAACTCAGTCCGAAATAAAATGTATGGACATAGGTCCGAGGATCACTATGCTTGGTACTTAGACAAAGAACGTCGACATTCTGTAGAGGAGTTAGTACATATTTACTGCAATAAGCTCTCTAGAAAAGAGGCGTTGGCTCTCGAAAAGGAAGTTATCCAAGAGTTTGATCCTGTGTTCAATAAACCTATGGGGAGGAACCAATTGAAGTTAACACCGAGCCAGTTTAATATGTGTAAACAACTGCGTGAGGATGGTTTTTCCTACAGTTCGATTGCCACCGAGGTGGGGGTGAGTGCTATGACAGTGTACCGCGCCCTTAATGGCCAAACAAAAAATATCGGAGACGGGTATGGGGAGTAAATACATGGACGACTACATGCGCTTCATTGCCATCAGCCGCTACGCTCGGTGGTTGCCTGATGAGGGGCGGCGGGAGACTTGGGAGGAGACTGTCTCCCGCTATATGAAGAACATTGCTTCAGACCACGTCAGTGAGCCTGAACTTTTTGACAACATCGAACAGGCTATCCTTAACCTTGAGGTTATGCCTTCGATGCGGGCAATGATGACAGCGGGAAAGGCTGCTGACAGGGACAACACTTGTATGTACAATTGTAGCTACCTGCCGGTGGACGACCCCAAGTCTTTCGATGAGGCTATGTTCATCTTGCTATGTGGTACAGGTGTAGGGTTCTCGGTAGAACGCCAGTTCATCAACAAGCTACCTGAAGTTCCTGAAGAGTTGTTTGACAGTGAGACTACTGTCAAACAACTCTTCAGGAACTTCAGGTAGCTTGTTGATGAAC